CTACCGCAACTGCTCTTGCTACTACTCCACTTTATGGTGGAATTAGTGACATGGGAGCTATTAAGGTTTCTGATACAAAGCCAAGTGCTGGTCCTGTACTGCTTGTTGTTGAGAAGACAACAATGCCAGATAATCAGTTTGCTCTGAAGTTCCAGGTTCTTGAAGCATAATAGGGAGGTATGAAGAATGACTATTAAAGAAATGAAAGAATTAGCTGTATATGCGGCTAAAGGTCAGGCTCCAACTAACTTCTCTGTAGAAAACGTCGACGAGGCTTTACGCGATGGACTTCAGGGATTAGCTGGTTCCATTAATCAATTTATGAAGAATAGATATGATATTTATGATATCATTATCGAGGCTGCTGACGAAATCGTTCCTAAGAAGGTAATCGATGCTGTTGGTATCTTTGCTGAAGTTAAGCAAGTACCGCAAGGTCAGAAAGCTTTATTTAGAACTAAACTGGGTAAGATGAGAGCTAAGAAATTCCTTACTCAAGTTGGTCTGTCTGGAGTTTATGAGAGTTTCAGACTTGACAATAGTACTTTTGAAGTAAGTGCTCACGCAATCGGCGGAGCTTGCTCTATTGATTTCGAAAGAATGCTTGATGGCGCTGAGAATATGGCTGAACTGGTTAGTTTACTGACCGAGGCTCAGACTGATGCTGTTTATCAAGAGGTCCAAAGAGCACTGCGCGCTGCCGTTACACAGCAAGGTGTTCCTGCCAACAACAGAGCTAAGGTTACTACTGGTAATGCCTTTGATGGACAGGAAATGATGAAGCTGATTTCCACTGTTAGGGCTTATGGTTCTGGCGCAGTTATTTTTGCACCGCCTGAGTTTGTTGCTGCTATGGGTCCGGATGCTATTGTTCCAATTCCGCAGAGTGGAAATTATGGTGGAGTTTATCATCCGCAAGACATCGATGCTATTCATAATACTGGATACATTAATCTGTTTAGAGGTACTCCGATTGTTCAGATTCCGCAATCTTTTGTTGATGAGAGCAATATAGAGACTTGGATTGATCCGCAACTGGCTTATGTACTGCCGACTGGTGGAGAAAGAGTTGTTAAGGTTGTCTTTGAAGGAAATACTCAGATGTGGGATTTCGTCAATGCTGACCAGTCTATGGAGATTCACACTTATAGAAAACTTGGTACTGCAATTCTTGCTTATCATAATTGGGCTATCTATAAGAACGAGGGAATCACTCAGACTTATAAGGAAATGTATCCGAACGTATAATTGGTTAAATAGGGGAGGGGTTCATCCCCTCCCTAATTTATTTTAAAAGTATAGGTAGTATGTATTGGGCGGCCGCCCAGTACGTATTATCATAATTAGGGAGTTAAAAGGAGTAAAAAAATGGATAAGAAAGTAAAAGTTGTGAGTTTAGTATCACATAGAGTTATTCTAACTGTACCAGAACTGAGATTGAGAAGAGTTTGGGAAAGAAAAGGTGCTACTGCGCTTATTCCCTTTGAACAGTTAGAGGAAGCAATGTATAGTCCTGGTGTAGAGAATTTATTTAAAAATGGAATTCTTGGAATTGATGATATGGAGGTTAAAATTGCTCTTGGTTTAGAGCCAGAGGAAGCAAAAGAACCAGTAAATATCATTGTTTTAGACGACGCGCAGAGAAAACGTTATTTAACGGTACTGCCGCTGAATGAGTTTAAAGAGAAGATTAAAGAATTGCCGAGAGAACAGATTAATGAGTTGGCTGCATATGCTATTGCTAATAAGATTATGGATTATGATAAGTCCGAGGAAATTAAGAAGTATATAGATGTAGATATTATGACAGCGATTAAACTCAACCGGGATGATGAAATGGCACAGGAGAGGTAAAATGACTTCCGTTAATGTAGTTTATGAAGCATTTTTGTCAAAAATGTTAGAGGATGAATGGTTGAACTGGACCGAAGAGGAAATAGAACACGATTGGCGTGAACTATTAAAAGGTGCAATTCCTAATTTTAAATTTCCTCGTGTTGACCTAAACTTTGATGAATCTGGAAATTTTATTGGTGATTTAACCAATACAGAGGTACAGATATTAGCAACTTTTATGAAATGTGAGTGGCTTAATAGAGAAATTCTCACTTGGGAGAACATAAAACCATTATATGTGGAAAGAGATTTTTCGCAAGCTAATTTAATTGATAAGTTGCAAAAACTTTTAGATAGAGAGGAATATAAAGCGCGGAAATTAGAGCGTATATATTATAGGTCTAGGGACTGGCAACCATTTGATTATAAAAAATTAGCAGGTGAATAAGATGGATTATGTTCCCGAAGTTTTAGAAGCATATAATAATAAATTAAAAAGTAAACTGTATGGTTTGCTTTGTGAATATGAGCGCGGGCGTGATTGGGAAAGTTTTTTAGATTCGATTTTAATTGAATTGGAGGGTTTTGACGTAGAAGAGAGAACAATTGATTATTATTCTCTTTATCATAAGATTTCTTCTTTAAGATATTTAAGTTATGAATATTTTAGAAAGACAATTTTTGATTGTATGTCATTACTCTCTAGGGGAGTTAGATAAATGGGTTATTATGAAGAAGTTTATTTAAAAAGATTAAATCGGTATGGAATTGACTTTCAATCACGTATGCAGCGCCAGCGCGAAAAGAATTTTAAATTACAGTTACTTAAATCAGTTTACTATATTGATTTTGAGTATAATGGAGAAGAATGTGAAGGAGAATTAACTCCTTATAAGCAAAATGAGACGAAAGATTTACATTATCTTTTAACAGATGTGCATTTAAATATACCGAATGGTACAATTTTAATGTTGCCGGATAAGGATGGAAATAGAGTACCTTGGATGATATATTGGTTAGAAGATTATGTCGCAAGTGGATATAATAGATATATTGTTTTAAGAATGACTCATTATTTAACTTGGAAGGATAGGAATAAGGAAGAACGTAATGCCTGGGCATATTTTTATGGACAAGAAGATAATATGTTGAAAGATGAATTAAAATCTAGAAGTAGAAATAAGGTTTTATATACTGAGAATTTGAAATTGAGTTTCTTTATCACTCCTTTAAATGAATATATAAGAAAAGATAATTATATAGAGGTTGGAGAGGGAGCTTTGAAAGAGGCTTATGTAGTCACCGGTTATGATATTCAATCTACTCCTGGAGTTGAATTTGTTTCCGTCGATCCTCAATACATTCGTGATTTAAGTGAACCGCCCGCTCAAACTGCTGAAGATGAAGATGCTGATTTTTATTGGTTAAATAGAGGTGGTGACGAATGAGTATAAGAAATTGCGGTGATTTAGGAGTAAATGCGCAGTATGTTATAAAGCGTTTACTTGCTAATCAGAATTTGCTTAAATTGCTATATTATACGGGTAAAGACCCGTTAGCAGGTGAGGATTTAACTAGAGAACAAATTCAAGAAGAAATATTTGAAAAATTAGTTAAAATAGTTCCGAGAATTGGACCAAAAGAAACCGCCCATTCGATTATTGCCGTAACGTTGCAGCGCGGCACTGGATTGGCTGCGAATAAAGAGTTTAAAAACGTATTGGTTAAAATAGAAGTTTTTGTTCCAATGACTCAATGGATTATTAAGGATACTAATTTGCGTCCGTTTGCTATAATGGGAGAAATTCAAAACTCTTTAAGAGGTAAAAAAATTGAAGGTTTAGGTAAAATGGAAGGTGGAGACTTTGATTTGGACTTCTTAACAGAGGAAATGTCTGCCTATTTAATGACTTTTGTAATCACTAGTTATGATTAATGAAAAAGTTTTTTTAGGCTTTCCTATAGATTTTAAAGATATATGTAAAATCTATCCGCCTACTGTAAATGATGTATGTGGTAATCCAGATTTTCCTATTTATCGTGGGTTATTAACAATAACCCAAGATGAGTTAGAGGAAGCCTATGCAGAGAATCAAGAAATTACTAAATATCCTACTCCTTTTCAATATCTGATGATGAATTATCATCAAGATGAAGAAATGCGGGAGAAGATATTGGAATGTTTTCAGTATTTCTTACATGAACCAGTAACTATTGTCCCAGAATTGGAGATGTTATTAGTTGGAAAGTCAGAAGAAGAGTTAGATCCGGACGTTGACTTAGAAGAGCCTAGGTTGATTTCTGCTGATGATTATTTTGATTTTCAAAATATGGTGCGTATGTCCATGGGAGATGATGAGATTAAACCTCCAGAACCTGAAGACCCCAATTTGGACCCGCGCATTAAGCGGTATAAAGAGAAGATTAAACAAAGCGAACGTTTACTTGCAAGAAAAAAACGTAAAAAAGGAAATGCACCGACTTTAGGTACTCTTCTTGCCGCAATTTGTTGTATGGGAATTGGATTAAATCCACTTAATATTGGAGAGATGAGCTATGCGTGCATTCATTGGCTAATTGCAATGTACCAACAGAACGAAGAATATGATATTGATATTCGGGCGTTGTTGGCAGGCGCGGATAGTAAAAAAGTAAAAC